ATTGCAGAAAAGCTTAGAGAACAGCATGGTACTGATATGGTTGTAGAGTACTGGGGAGATACAGATGATAAACAAAGGAAAGAGAATATACAAGAGTTTATGCATGGCAGACCTAAATTCTTTGTAGCTAATCCAGCAACTGCAGGCTTTGGTCTTAACTTACAAGTAGCTAATACAGTAATATATTATAGTAATAGCTATAATTTAGAACACAGGCTACAGTCCGAGGATCGTTGTCACCGTATAGGGCAAAAGAAAAATGTACACTATATAGATATAACTACACTAGGGACAGTGGACAATAAGATTATTAAATCCTTAAAAGCTAAGAAAGATATAGCTAGACAAGTTATGGGCGATCAATGGAAGGAATGGCTTCGTTAAACCATTTAGCCACATCAAATCCTGGACATTGAGGTTTCTTAGGTTCAACGTCACAGTGACCGATAACTTTACATTCAGGATATAGTTTCAATAACATTTGCACAGTATCTCTTAACGATTCAAATTGTCTAGGGTCAAAGTTTTCTCGACCAACCATACATATACCGACTGATGTACCGTTAACTTGTACAGCATGAGCTCCAGATAGCTTAACATCTCTACCAGCTTCAACTAGACCATTACGTCTAATAACAAAGTGGTATCCTATATCACTCCATCCTCTTTCTTCAACATGCCATTTCTTAATAGTAGCCATATCGACATCTCTGTCGTCAGGTGTATCTGCACAATGAATTACTATCGTATCTGTTTTTTCTCTTGGTATCATATTACTCCTATTTTAATATTAATTTTTTAATATGTACATTGCCTAAACTATCCGTTTCTAACTCTGCTTCAGACTTTAGACATTGGTATCTAACGTTACCGCCACCTTTTAGTTGACGCTCTGCTATACGTTTTCCTTTTAAACATGTAGCCATAGATTCTTGGATTCTGTGCTCCTTAATCTCATTGTTTACAATCATTAATAATGCTACTACTGTTTCAATCATTGTGTATACTTTCCATTTTGTCTAACCTTATCTTTTAATCTTTCAACATCTTCTAATAATTTTTCTACTTGTTTTTGTAGAAACTCAATGTTGACTTTGTTATGCATTCCAGCCTCTTGCTGTGTCTGCAGTTTTTCTACCTGCTTATATAAATCCTCGATGAGCATAAATTGCTCGGAGTCCGCAGGCAGAGAACCTAATGTACCTCTAGGCCAACCTATTCTAAACTCAGTGTTTTTCTCTAGGTCAGATGACATTAATTGTAATGTCGTGCTATGCTGATTTAGTTTTTCTACGATACCAAAATAGCCCCACACTCCAATTGCTACGATTGTAATCAAGCTGGCAACCGTCTTCATCGGCATTTGCACTTTAGCTTCTTCAGAAATCTTTAAGCTCATCTGCCCTGCCCTCGGTATTTTTTAAAACTTGCCTTTTTCTTTTTATTCATAGTACTAGTTATCGGCCTCCTACCGATGCTGGTTCCTTTAAAAGTCTTTGTATATTGAACAACAGCACCGAACTTAGGAGCCTTGCCCATATACTACATAGCTATAAGAATTATAGAATAAACTACAAATAATCCAATCTTAACTTTTGGATTCATTCTATCCCATAAATCTATAACTTTATCCTTTAAATCAGGTAATGTCATATCACTTCCTTTTTCCTATTATATCAGCACCTTTTAAACCATAAATTGCTGAAACTACACCAATAAATAATGCCTGATACCAAAAAGGCATATTATTGAATTGATCAAAAAACCTATCTACCTTAGCCATAATCTCTGGGTCGTCACTAAAGATAGACCATATTAAGAGCATAACCGGAGCTGACACGAGAATCAACACGAATTCGTCTTTCCATCCCTGTTGATTATTCTGTATAACTGCCTTCTTATACTCTAACTCACCGTTAGCCATACGTTCTGCATGCTTCATCTCGGCCACGGATTCGAGTTCCTTAGTTCGTCTTCTATTAGAAGCTATACTCATGCCAGTCTTTATAATGCCTGGTACAAGCTTAGCTGCGATATTTAGCCACATAATATTCTCCTTACTGCCACCAGTTTATTATACCACGAATTGCTAAGATTGTATAACAAATTTCCATCAATGTCCTGGCGATGTCCCCGTCCCTTGCGCCGGCATAAACCCATATCGCACAGGATATTGCAGAAAGAAGCCAGCCCCAATGTTGTATACTAGGGTTTGCTGTAGATAGCAAATAAACTGCCAGTACTGCTAGAATAAATCCGATCCATCTGATCATAGTCCGGCCCTTCCATGTTTTATTTACCCCAGTATAAAATGCTTTAACAAAAGAACTAGTTCCGCGAAAACTAGAATCCCCACTGTCCATATTATTTTATTTATATTTGATATTGATTTTTGGATATGGCATAAATGATTATTTTTAATTACATCTATATCCTTGTTAATAAGCTTGATATCGCCCTTAACTTCTGTGACTTCTATTTTTAAATCTTGTATTTCCTTCATACGGGCATTTTAAACAGATTTATAACTAGTGTAAACAATTTATTTTGATACGTTCATATTTAATACTATCCGCCTAGGAATGTCTGATTGAGTCACTCCATAGTGGTAAGCATTACTAAATATAACTATTTGATTAGCTACAGATGGGACTATTTCTTCTGTTCCATCTTCTTTTTCTATAGCAGTATACCCGTTGCAAGTATGAAAATTAAATACCGAAGTAATAATATTAGGATCAGGAACGCCTCCGTTACTAACGTCACTATGCCTTCCGTGCTTAACTTGTTTGCCTTGATTAGGGTATAGATTTAATTTTAATTTTACTAAAAATTTTGAAGGTATTATTTCTTCTTGGTAATTTCTAAATACCTCAAATAATTTTATATATTCTTTATCAATAGGATTGCCTACAGTATTTAGATTTGGATGCATGTATATAGGTTTTCCAAATTTAAAATGACCATCTCCAGTACCTGTACGAGGATTAAAAATAGAATCATTCTGCCATTCCCACTGAAAATACTCGTCTTCTACTTCTGATAATAAAGTTTTAAAAACAGGTTTAGGTAGAAAGTTATCTATAACTTTGATCATTTAAAATGATTCCCGTGAATCCAACCTACAACAGCATACCTTGTTCCTTTAGTTATAGGTAAAATTCTATGCCAAACAAAAGAAGGAAATACTATTAATGTTCCTTTTTCTTTTAATTCAGGTTCTACTCTTGTTTTGCTACCATCATAAAATTGTAACTCTCCTCCTTCATAATCTTCCGGATTACTTAGTTGAATAGTAAATCCTAGCTTACGAGTAGAAATAGCTGTTGACATATCTACATGCCAATCAAAATGACCATCAACTCCATACTTATATACGCTAGGATAATCTCTAACTAAATCAACGCTATTAAGATCAAATCTCCAGTATTGAGAGTTCATTTGAGTAATTACATGTAAAAGACTATTTAAAGGAAAATTACTTGATACAGCTTGTCCTTGACATACTCTATCTTTAGACTTTACTGATTGTCCTGTATTAGGATCAACAGCTTCTGCACTTCTCCATAGTTCAATTTTAGTTTCTTTTAATATATTTTTTACTTGTTCATCATCAAACAATTTATGTTTGACATATAAAGTATTAATATGTTGATTGCTTAATGGTGGAAGTGTTAGCATATAAATAATATATACTATTAATTAACAAAAATAAATATTATTCTTCTAAAGGATTTGCGTCTTTAACAGCTTTAATAGATTTAAACCATTCTCCAGTTTCATCTAATTTACCAGCATCAATATCGTGATATAATTTATCTAATTGATCATTTATTCTGCCGTATTCTATTTCTCTAGTTCTTCTAATCCTATTATTATTAACTATTTTTTCAGCTTCAGGATATTTAGCTCTTATTTCTTCAAGAGTAAATTGAGGTTGCTCAGTTGCTTCTGAAGCTCCTGGAGGCCAATAAACACCAGAATAAGAAATTTGTTCTTCCCATTCGCCATCAGCATTTCTATAATCTGGATTATCTTCTATAGATACTGCGGCATCTGGATTAAGTAGTCTTAATGCCTCTAAAATAATTTCTGAATCTACATAATCTGCCATATTTTCTCCTATGCTTGTATTATCCCACTGTCAAATTCTATTATATGAAAAGTTGATAAACCTCTTGATCTGTCAACAGTTCCAGAATCACTGTTATCCCAATTTCCATTAATTGCCCAATCTGCATGCTGGTGTTTTACATCTATTCCATAAGTAATATTAGCTGTAGAAATAGGTGTAACCCAAGCCATCATAGGAGCTGTAGCTCCCCAAGAAGTTCCATCAATATAATTTTTTGAGTTTGCTCTTTCTCTTGAACCTTGAACATCAGCATTCATACCTGTACCAATATCGCTGTTTGTTCTATCATAAAATCTTGTAACCCAAGATGAACCCGAAGGGTTTAATGCTCCACAAACTTGTCCTATAAATAAAAGTCTATTGCTAGTAGATGTAGCTTGGTGATCTAAATTTAAGCCTGTTAATGCAAACCATGCCGCATTAGGAGCAGAAGTTTGACTTACTCTACCTGTATATGTAACACTAGAAACTTTTATTAAATCTTTAGCACCAAAACCTATTTCAGTTCCGCTATTAGCAATAGTAGCACCTGCTGGAATAGTTATTGTATCACCAGAATCACCTATAATAGTTGTTCCTGTAGTAGAAACGGGTTTTAATGTGTTAATTTTTAATTCACTCATATTAAACTATAGTACTCGATATCTCCATAATTGTAAACGTAATTTGTGTTCTAGCATCATCTGCATTACCAGAATTGGTATTATTATGATTACTATTTGCATATCCTGGGCCACTGTGAGCTGCTCCTTGTAAGCAATACTCATTAGCAGAAGTATTTGGTGGAGTTACAAAAGTGAACATTGGAACTGAAGTTGCCCATGAAGCATTGTTTGAATTATGTTTAGTTGTACAACCTGGTCTGCTACCTTCTCCTGGATGGCAACCATTTGTAGGAATAGCACCTGTAGTTTTATTATAGTATCTACAATGCCAAGAAGTTCCGTTTTCTGTTCCTGTGTAAGAACATAAAAATAATAATCTATTAGATGTAGAAGCCGCAGTAAGAGTAATTGAAGAACCACTTAATTCTGTCCAAGAAGTACCTGTTGCAGAAATTGTTTTTCTTCCCTGAACAGTTACAGTTTTTGTTTGAAGAACTTTTCCACCAGCAAAACCCGTAGCTGTTCCAGAATTAGTAACAGTTACTCCTGCTGGTACTTGAATCTTTTGTCCACTAGCACCTAAATTAATAGCTGAACCAGAATAAGGACTTATTTTATCTACTTTAATTTCACTAGCCATTATAATATCCCACTTTGAAATTCGATAATAGTAAACTGACTTACAGCTCTCGCATTGTCAGTAGTACCCGAATCTGCATTGTTACTGTTAGAATTAATTCTTCCTGTTCCACTATGCAGGTATGCTTGAATTGTATATTCATTTGCACTTGTATTAATTGGAGTTACCCATGCTTGTAAGTAATTAGTAGAACCCCAAGATGTAGAATTATTATGGCCTCGACCTGTTGCTCTTGGTCTTGATCCGTCTGCATCTGCTATAGCATTTGCTACATCTGCTCCTGCTGTATTATTATAAAATTTAAAAATTGTAGTCGTAGCTGATGTGTTTGCATGGCATATTTGAGCCATAAATAATAATCTATTTGAAGTTGATGCTGCTGTATATGTAAGTCTAAATTCTGTCCATTCATTCCAGTTAGATCCACTCTTAGAAGAGCTACCTAAAAATTGTGTTGTTTTAACCCCTACAATTCCTGCTGCACCAAAACCTGTAGCTGTTCCTAAATTTTCAAAAGTTGCTCCAGAAGGAATAGTAAAAGTATCTCCACTATCTCCTAAGGCTATACTTGTTCCTGTTTTTGGTATTACTTTATCTACTTTAATTGTTGTCATATTATATTACTGTTAATGTTCCTGAACCCGTTACCGTCCATACAGCAGGACTTGTCACAGTTATTGGACCTGCTATAAAATGATTTTTTGTTGTTGGTAAATTAGTTGTTAAGTCAGAAGTAATTTCATTCCAGTTTGCAAACATTGTGCCTACTGTTGAAATAACTGAACCCTCAATTGTACCAAACTCTAATGCGTTTCCAGCTCCGTTTACTTGTAATGCCTCTCCAGCTGAACCTAATGATAAAGCGCTACTATAAATTCCACTCGCACTTTTTGACATAAAGTTCCAAGAAGCATGAGCAGAACCTCCAGATGATGGAGCGTTCCCTGTTGTGTTTGCAATACAAATATAAGTACCTAGTACTCCCCCGTCAGTGTAAGTTACCACATCTCTCGGAGTATAAGCAGTACTACCATCGTAAGTACCTCTAAACGTAAACGCTAATTTTCCTAAATCTACTGTTGCCATAACCCTAGTTTTATCATTATTTTAAATTCATGTAAACTATTAAAATTCATCTGTTTTATACCGTTGCAATTAAGTGCCCTGTAGCATTTATAGACCACGTAAATCCTACGGAAGCTAATACTTTATCATCAAAAGCAGCATAAGTAGCTGCATCAATATCATCCGCACCACTGTTAGTTGTTGTTACTATTAAATTATTAGTAGCATTTACTTTAAATCCATAAACTTCTGCTCCGCCGATAGTTGATAATGTTAATGTTTCATTGCCACCGGCATTTCCTACTGTCTTAGATAAATTGCCAGATACTAATAATTTTGTATTTAAGTTGTTAGGAGCAGTATCAGACGCAGTTATTTTAACAGTTCCACCTCCCGCAGAAGCCGCAGCACTAGAAGCACTTGCCGCTGCCGCAGATTCAGAAGAAGCTGCATTTGTAGCTGATGTCGCTGCTTCATCTGCTTTTGTAGAAGCTGATGTCGCAGAAGCTGCCGCATTTGTTTCTGACGTAGACGCTGCAGAAGCTGAACTTGCTGCCGCTGTTGCTGACGAAGCTGCACCTGTTTGACTAGTTGCTGCCGCTGTAGCGCTCGCTGCTGCCTCAGCCGCTTTTGTTGTAGCTATACCTGCTTGAGTTCCATCAATCAATAAATCCCACTTAGCAGAATCTGTGTTACTACCTATGGGCTGAGATCCGGAAGACGTGTGTCCTGTGTTACAAATGTATATGCTTTGATCTGACGTATCTTTTATTATAGCTCTAGCTTTATATTCTGTGCCTGATGACCAGTTTCCTTTATAATCTCCTATTTCTTGAGAAGCAATAGCATTTCCAGAAGAATCAAATGTAAGAGCTTTACCTGATCTGTCTGCAGGAATAGAAGATATAATTGTCGAACCTGAATTAGATTGAGATAACTTTATTGATCTATTTAATTGTTCTTGTTGCTGTTGTATTTGTAATACAATTTTATCTAGTGTATCTTCATGAGTAGCTGCAGGAAATGCATCACCTTCAATATAGTCAGTTGGCTGTGATAACTCCTGTACTCTAGTTAAAAATAATTTATGAGTAGCAGGTAAGTTATTATTTAATGTAACAGTGTCTAATGCTCCGTTAATAGTATAGTCATAAGTTCCAGCGCCGCCAGAAGTTTGTAATGTCTCTACCCCAGTTGCAATAACTACAGTATAAACTTTTAAATCTGAAGCTTGAAATAATTTATATGGCCAAGAGTACGCAGACGTCGCTCCGTTCCCTGTGTAAGCTATAAAACTGTTTTGTGCTGCTACTGTCATCTTTTACTTTGCTCGTACATTTTTTCTAATATATTTATAGGGTTTATATCCCCACCCCTCTTTATAACACGACTAGGAGGAATATAAAACCTTTGATTATGATTTTTTTGCAGTCTTCTTTCCATCCGCCTTAAGTATCCAGGAGACTGCCACTCCTTAATATTATATAATATTAAGTAATCTAAGACCATTCGTAAATAAAAAAGATTTATAAATGGTGTATTCCCTTGGATTAAATCAGCCATCTTCGCAAACGGATCATCTCCTGTTTTAGCTGCAGACCATATTTGTCCGATTTTATCTAGCTGTCCAAAAGTTGGTCCTAATAAAGTATTAGTTAAGCTTGACCCATATCTATTAAAATTACCAAATAAGAAGTCTCCATAGATACCTAGTCCTCCGCCCTGAGCCATGGCTGCTTGTATAACTTTTATATTATGAGCCATATCATCCGTAAATTTTCTAGGTTCTTTACCTCTTAATATGTCTTTCATATATAGTGATAGATAACCTAGCAAAGATGTTGATACAACAAAATGTGCTAAAGCTGTATATGAAGCTTTGCCTTTAAAAAGTCCCTCTTTTAAAGAAGAAGCTCCATACCCGTATACTTCTCTACCAAGAGATTTATGTATAACAGTAATTGGAAATGACTTAAATTGATAAAATAATCTAGCCGTAACACCTAGAGCTGTTCCATCAGGAGCTCCCATATTCATAAATGCTCTTTCAGTTGCTCCTGGCATTGGGACTGCAAAGTCAGCTCGATCAGCATAATAAGCCATTAGTTGACCTTTTAATTTATCTTTTGTTCTACCTATTTTAGCTTTACTATGTTTCTTAACTATCGGCTGTTTTGCTTTTAAATAGTCTAAAAATACTTTATCATCTAAAGCGTCTATCATATCTGTAGTTATAAATTTACCACCTTCTTTTCCTTTAAATACAGCTTTTCTAACTATATGATTCCATTCTAATTCTCCTATATCAAACATCTCCATTATTCTCTGAGTAGGAATATCTAAGTTTACAAAGTCTTTTCCTGCTTGATTAGCTAGGTGCTTAGACATCATAATAGAAGCTCCAACTCTATGAGAATCAGTCCAAGGAGATAGTAAGTTTAATTTAAAATAAGCCATTTGAGCTTTGGCAAACATACCTGGTAGTGCGTCGTCAGCACTAAATCTAGATATAGTATTTCCAATCATACCATCAAAACCTACTCCAAGCATTTGAGCTATTTCTCTTCTCTCACTTTTTAATTTACCTCTTCCCTTAAATAAGTTTTCAAAAGCAATTGTGTATCCTTCAAATCTATTTATACCCTGATACTTTAATTCGGCTACTTGGTTAGGAATATCAGTAAAAGATGATATTGTTGCCATACCTAGTTTTGCCATATTCTGTATATTTCTTATTGTTGAACTCCAAAAAGAAGCAGTTACATTTCCAGGTATTCTAGTTGAACCATCAACTTCTCTATATAGCCATGTTGTCATATTCCATGGATTTAAGTTACCATTCTGATCTAACATTCTAGCAAATCTTGTAGCTGTATCTGTATCACCAGCTTTTTTAGCAGTTCTAATTTCTTGCTTAATAAGTCTAACAAGCATATTTTCAGGATTAGTTCCTAAAAATTCCATTAAAGCTTGTTGTCTACCTTGATACTCTAAAGATTGAACAATACTTTCTCTTAAGGTTTTTGTACCATATTTTCTATTATATTTCATAAAAGCAGCAGAGTCTTTAAAATGTAAAATTCTATGTTTAGTACTTATAGACTTAGCTAAATTTTTTGATCCAGTAAATCCTTTCGCAATATCATCTGCAAAGTCAGGAGTACCTTGTTTTAAGTGAATTCCAGAAATTAAGCCATCATAAACATTTCTCCAAAAAGTACCTTGTTGATCAAAGTCAACCTCAGCCATAGTTCTATCCATATCAATCACTTCTTGAATAAATTTAAACCAAGTATCAAAGCCGTCTCTTCTAATTTTACGAGGATCGTGACTCTGTCTAGTAATATAATCTGGAAGTTTTCTAATCCAAGCTCCCCATCTATTTAAACCGTCAATGGATTCATCTTGGACTTGCATTACAATTCTTGCTATTTTCTCTGCTGTCTTATTTCCAGAAACTCCTGATTTACCGCCTTGTCTAAATTCCCACATTTCTTGAGCAATAGCATCATCAATTTTTCCTGATACAAATTCTTCAAAGACAGACTCTTCTTCTAAATGTCTAATCATTTTAAGATTCATATTCATTCCTCTAGCTTTTCCTGTAGCGTCAATAGATCTTCTTGCTCCAGTTAACTGCTGCATAGTTCCTCCGATCATTGCTCTAACTCCTAGCACTCTGTCTTGAAAGTTACTCATGTGACTTGTTATTCTTTCCCAAGCTTGAATATTTAATAATTGCCCTCTAGCTTCAACAGCTGCAGCAATTTCTTCTTTTGTAGAGCTATCAGATAACCATTTTTTAATATTATCTTCTAATTCTTGTTCTTTAAGAGTGCCTTTTTCTTTTTTAATTTTATTAGATATTTTATTTAAAAGTTTTTCTTTTGACGCCATATCCATAGCATCGCCAACAACCTCATTAATAATACCTATACAGTCTCTTATATCTGCCATTAGCTTTTCCCTATTACACAACCAAGAACTGCTTTAGCAGCACCTAGTATTGTTTTACTTTCTTTAATTTGGTCCATCATATTCTTTTTAACATCTTTAACTTCTGTATCTAAACTATCTTTTTTATATACTGCTAGCTCTTCTGTTAAATCATCTATCTCTTTATTTAATCCTTGTAATTCTAGATTCTCAGTATTAGATTCAATCTTTTGCATTCTCTCTCTAACGTTTAAAGCTTTTTGTTTTGGACTTAATTGTACATCTGCAGTCACTGGACCATGTTTACTCTTATGATAAGCAGCAACCGATCTTTGTATAACTTCTGGAAGCTCTAGATTCTGAATGCTATTCTTAGGTTGTAACTCCGCATCTATATACCAAAGATCTCTTCCCTTAGTAGCTCCTACAATTTTAAAGCTAGTCTTAGGAGGAAGCAGTACTTCTGTCTCATTATACATACTTGTAGCTGATTTATAACCTTTATCAGCAAAAGTCATGTTAGTGCCTTTTGGAACCATTAATCTAAATTTAACGTTATTATGAGGTTTTTCAGCAAACTGTTTTCCTATTCTATAAGCTAAGGCGCCATTAATTACAGATTCAGAAGTAAATATTTGACCTATTAGTTTTGCAGCATCTTCTGGATTTACTGGACCCATAGGCATACCGTCTAAATTATAATAGTCAGTAGTCTTTTTACCTGCATGAATCATAATATTATCTTGAGTTTTAGTCTTTTCAATAGCACTTAATAAGTGTTTAGTTGGATAAAAAGCAAAGTGCTTTTTAGGTAGTGTGCCATTTAGATACTCTTTAACGTGGCTATGTCTTAAGGATTGATCTGCCCAATTTCTTAAAGCAGATTCTTCTTCTGAAGTTAGATTCTTTTTTAAATTTTTTATTTGTTTATTTATATACTCAAAAGCAGAGTCCTGAGTAGCCCATTCTTTGTAATACTGTTTTTTTAATTTTTTATTTTTCATCGCTATAAATTGAGATTTTTTAAACTCACCAATTGGTAACTTCTCTTTAGCTGGAAAATCATCTATTTCTTTCTGTAATTTTGCGTTATAATTAGCGTCCTTACCATATTTACTAACTAGACTAAAGCTATTACCTAAAATCTCCATAAGCTCTTGATCAGCTAAATTATCTCTTCTAATCATTAAAGCAATAGCTAATTCTTCAACATCAAATTTCATCTTATCATTAGTTGCATACTTACTAGCTGATTGTACAATAGCTCTAATCTCGTCATCACTTATACTATATATTTTTGTTATTGCATTTTTAATTGCGTCTAATGTTAAGTTTTCCATGTGAACACTAATGTCGGCGTTTTTGCCCATTAGGAAATCCATAAACTCAGTTATTCTTTCTACGTTAAAATCAATTTTCTTCTCTCCCATAGCTCTATATTTCAAAGAGCCGCCTGCATCAATTGAATGAATATTTCCTGCAGAATCTTTAATTAAATTTCCAGGAGCTGCAAAGTCTCTATTAGCTAACCAAGCGTGAGTAAACCAAGATTCTAAAAATTCTTTATATTGCTCAGGTTGTTCTTTTATAATAACTTTCATCTCGGCCATACTAATAGGTTTTCCTTCTTTCCATTTAGAAGCAATACCAATAAACTTACCGTCTTTATTATGAACAGGATTAACTTCAGGAGCACGTTCTCCTAGTATTTTTCTAAGAATAGTAGAAGCTACCATTTCATTTAAACCTTGCTCTATATCCTTAGGTTTTTTAAGATACCATTGTTCTCCAGTCTGTTTATGAACTATAGTGTTTCCGTCATTTGACCCTAACTTTCCTGAAGTAACATTAAATTCATCTTCAAATAAAGGTTTTCCAGGTAGTGTATCTAAATCTAAAGTATTAAATGTTGACTGGCCAACAGTTGGACCCTCATCTACTTCAGTAGGTTTATATTCTATTTTAGGAGGAACATATCCTATTTGTTCATTATAAGCTCTTTGTAAATCTGCTGCATCATAGTCATCTGCAAATTTTCCTTTAGGTGCTGTTTTTTGTCGAGACAACGTTTTAACAGCTCTAATTAAAGCGTCAACTTCTATATCTTGATCAGATAGAGCTTGTTTAAATGCTAAGTCTAATGCTGCAGCATGCCTTTTTTGAGACACTCCAGTAAGCCAGTCAGCAGTTTTACCACCAACAACATGGAGACCTCCTCCGACAGCAGAGCCAAAAGTAACATTTATTAGAGAATCAACAACAGTATAATCAGCGTGTTCATTATATTTTTGTAAAGCAATTGGAACCTCTGTAGCTCCTGTAAATACTAAAGCTTGTTTAAAACCTCTTGAAAATCTTGCTTTTTTCGTTATTCTTGCAGCTTGTAATGCTTTGTTAATTTGTGCTGCTGTTTTAACACCTCGACCTAAGAATCCTAGCTTTGTAAATAAAGGCTCCCAATTAAATAGCAAGGCAAGGTTAACTGGATCTCCAAGCATAGCGGAACCACCTAACTTTGCAATACCATAAGACTTCATTAAAAAGCCCTCAGCAAGAGCGTAGTTTTGTTGAAACTGCATCTCTTTAAGTTTTCTTTCATGAAGTATCTGAGCTTCTGCGACTGTTATATCTCTGTCAAAAGGTACTCTGCCATCAAGCCCATATTTTTCATTTGCTTCTTGAGCTGTAATTAGTTTACCAGTTCTTTCTTCAGTTTCCCCTGTAATTTTATTAAAGTAAGTAGTCTCTCCGCCAACTGAGATCGTCTCGTCATCTTTTCTTGATATAACATTTTGGTCATACCACCTTTTAAAAGTACTAGCACCTTGATCATCTTGAGTATCAAAGTCTAAATCAGAGTAGTTAAAGAGACGAAAAGTTTCTCCTTCGTCCCACATAGCGTCTCCAAAAACATCATAATTTGTTTTTAAATGACTATGACCTGTAAATTTTAACAGCTCATTATCATCAGGTTTAGGTAACGTTAAGGTTGCCATTAGTCAATCTGCATTAATACTTCGCCAAAAGTTAAAGGTTTTTGTGGCTCTGTTTTTTCTATTCCTTGCTGATCTATCTTTTCAACAAGCGTTAAATAATCAAACGATATTTTTCTTTCTTTTCCATTATCCATAATATAAACTGGGTAGTGTCCTTTTTCTTGAAAGTTCCATACAAGTTCTACTCCCTTTCCGTCAGCTGTCATTCTCCATCTAGTATTTGCTTCTAATACTTTTCTTTGAATTGTTTTATAACTTCCGTCATTAGTACCAGCGGCATCTAGATCAGCATCTCCAGCGAGTAAAATACTTAAATTTGCTTCTTCAGAATTTGATATACCTTTTACATAATTGTTTAGTACTTCTTGAAATTGATTTATGCCATAGTCTCCTAAAGGAATAATTTTATTCCCATCTTTAATTTGTTTTGGCACAAGGAAATCTGCTCCAATGTGAAACTTATCGCTAACAAATTGTTGATAGGCTTGATCAACTGCTTGGTTAGCATCCATATTTTTAGCTAGTAATAAAGCTCTTTTTTCAATAAGATTTTGCCAGCCATCTAGCATTGGAATAGCTTCTGGATTTGTTTCAGTAATAGCTTTTCTTATGTCTTCAAATTTAGCTTGCATACCTATATTAATATCAGTCATAGTATTTTCTTTTAGATTACTTGTATCTACAGGTATTCTTGCTGATTGAAATAATAAGCCAAAATCATTATCATCTGCATACATCATTGCTGCAGAGAGAGTCGGGTCTAGTTTTCCTGATAATACTAGTTCTGCCATAACGTCATCAAAGTATTGTCCATACTCTTCTTTCATCTCCTGTATCATGAATCCAATTTTCTGAGCATCAGAGTTAGCAGGATCTGAGAAGTATGTAACAAGTCTTTCTCTTTCAGTATCTCCTAAGAACATTACTTCAGAAGGTTGTTTTCCAAATCCTATCTGCATCTGCTCTAATTCAAATAACCCTTGTTGTTTAGTTGCTTTATCATCTGACTGTATTTTATTAAATATATCTTTTCTGTATCTAGAAGCAAATTGAATAGGATCGTCATCCATTAATTTAATCATCTTTTGAGCGTGCTCTTGCATTAATGTTTTAATTTCTTTTTGATCAGCAGTAACGGTAGGTAAATTATCTATATATTCAGCCATGCCGTTAGGTGTCATAGTTGCCATAGCTGATGCACCTATATAAACTTGCTCATATTTTTTAACCTGCCTTTGATATTCAACCCATTGAGCATTATTTTTTCCGTACCAATGATTAAACTCTTCTTCAGTAACCTCATGAGTAGGGACCCCGTTCTCTGCTATATTAACTACATTATCTTCTAACTTAATTTCAAATTTTTTTCTTTCTGCTTTATTAATGGCTCCGCTTAATCCAAAAAGTTTATTTCTTAAAGCTTGGTGTTTCTCTGCAGTTAATACTTGTTTAAATCTTCCCTTGTCAAACATATCTTTAACTTGATTAATTTTTGCAGTGTCTCCTTCGTCAATTACTGATTGAATCATTGTCTCAGCAATATAAGCAAGAGCTTGTTCTTTAGCATTTTTTAATTTACTCTTACTCCATAAATTATTGTATCCTTCAATATTTTCAGTGTCTTTGTTATCAGCAAGACCATTTATTATTTGTTCTACTGTAGCTTGAAATTGACCTGCTTTCCATGCTTCAGGATTTTCTGCAGCTCTTATTGCTATACTCTCAACTGTTTCTTGTAATTGATCTTTTTGATGCTCTAATGTTTCTGCAGCTTCGAACCCTGTTGCATCTTTAAATACTTGCATTTTAAATTGATTCATCTTAAGCTTCCATTCCTGAGTTGCATATTGATTAGGAGATTCTGCTAAATACTTATCTGATATTTCTTGGAATTTTTTTAAAGCTTTTTCTGTATGACCTTTTGCTCCTGCTTCCTCATAGTTTATTTCAGCTTCTTTTTCCCACTCGCTATATTCTTTATAAACTTTTTCATAGCTACTAGAAGCCCATAAAGTTGCTTCTTTCTTTTGTCTATTAACTTCGATTGTTTTAAGATTGCTAGCTAAGTTCCTTACGCCTCTTCCAAAGTCTTGTAAACCTGTATCTGACGCAACTGCAATTTGACCTCCAGAAAAACCTTGTGCTCCTTCTCCTGTAGACGTTCTTTTTTGTATTTGTGTATCGTATGTAGGAATTTTAACCATTATCCAAATACTCCTGTTTCAGTTCCATATTTATATCCTTCACTTCCTCCAGTTAATAATGTTCCGGCAGCTCTCATCTTACCAGCTTGATAAGCAGCAGCTCCAGTAAATCTAGCTGTTGCAGCTTCTACTTCATAACCACGTTTTTTAAGATCAGCGTTATATTGAATCATTAATAAATCTTGCTCTCCCATTATAGCTAACTCTTCAAATAGATCAATAGCCGTACCTTCAGTTGCATCAACTCCAGCTTTTGATAAAGCAACAACTTGAGAACCTTTAACTTTTCTAATTCTTCTTCTTAACTGCTCTTTATCATAGTCAGCTTTATCTTGTGCTATCTGTGCATTCTGCTCTGCTACTTTAGCATTATATTCATTTAATCTTTTTTGATTCTTACCTTGTTGATAAGCTCCATACGCTTGTATGGCTGTTCCTGCGAATGCTAATGCTACAACTGCTTTACTCATAGAACTTTACCATTTTTATATAATCCTCTTTATTTGGACCAAACTGTTTAAGTTCCGCTTCTTCTTTAAATCCAAGATACTTAGCGAATTTAACAGCTCGATCAAAATCTTTTATAACGTGACAATGGACCCTATGAAACTTAAATTGATCCGCTATCAGTTTTAAATAATATCTTATATCTTTTATACAACGAATTTTATTTTTTTTAAACTCTGGAGATAAAAACATATATGCTTCCCCGACTCCATTCCATTGTGGCATAACTCCGCATATACCAATAATCTTCTTATCGTGATACCAAGAGAAAGTAGCACCAACTTGTTTAAGACACTGCACTAGGTCATTAAACGTTTTACCATAATTCTCTATCATTTTCTGTTCAGGGCCTTCTAATTCTATCATCTTAAAATGCCAGTCTTCAAAAGGTACAACAATCATGAATAAGTACTCATCTGTATCATTATAGCGGATATAGTACAAGCCTGTGCAGTATCCGATTTAACATATAATTTATTTTCTGTAGTATATGTAGCAGGCATTAAAAATGTATAATCTCCAGTCTTAGGAGAAGTTGCTGACATAGTACTAGTTGTGGTTCTAAAAGGAACTACATCTACACTAGAAGACGACGGTCCAGCTTTTAGTCCTACTGTTTCAAATAATCTAAAAATAGCTTTATCTATTCTGCCTCTCTTACCTTGAGTTGTGCCATATTGACTTTTTGGCTCAACATTTACAGATTCTAATTCAGCAGTAAAAGGTAATCCTACATGACATTTAGTAGTAGCATTTGTCAGAGTAATTGCTCCTGATGATACAGTCTTATTTGCTTCAACTGCACCGTTATTTAATACAGCAACTGTTTGTCCTTCTAAGTGATCTAATCCAGATATAGATGACGTAGAACCGCCTGAATAAGTTAATCCTGAGTCTACATAAAATTGATCATCTTTTGTATCTCCATCAGCTTCTCTATAATCATCTTCTAAAAATTCAACGTATTGTTTTGTAGCACCATTTATTGTTCTCTCGACAATCATGTATAATGTATCAAAAGCATCATCAATGCCAGGTATAACAGCAATACTTTTTACTTTAGCATTTGTACCAGCTATTGTATGCCTATGCCAAGCTGTAACATCTTGATCTCTGTAATAAGTAAAACCTAATAATACACCATCACCTCTTCTTACCCATAATACATTATTAGGATAATTAGCAAAAGCGCACTCTTCCAAAAGACCATATCCCAGGTGCTCTGATAAAACCGTCATATCAGGAGTAGTAAATGAATCATAATCAATGTTATAAGCAAATTCTCTTAAACGTTTTTTATTTTTACCTATAAATAAAACTGATTTAGAAGCAGGAGATACTTTCTTATCTGCAGCTCCGTCATTTGTTTCATTAGTAACTTGAATTGTAGTAGGCGTTATTCCCTGTGTAGCAGAACCTGATGACATATTAAATGCGCCATTCTTAGTAAATATTGCTAAAAACTTTCCGCCATAAAGACCTGTTATTTGATTTACTTGGTCAGAAACAATTGTAAACTGCAGTGCATTATCATCAGCAACGTCTCCATTTTTAGCTGTAGGAGAAAATTTATCAAAGTCAGCTGACATAGAACTAAATACTGTACTAGGTTGTTGAGTTGTACCTGCATAAAATAATCTCTCTTCAAAGAAAGTTATTTTAGTAGGATAATTACCTGTATAAAAAGAACCTAACCTCCAATCTGCATTTGCTGACGTAGCAGCAAAAGGCATATCAGCATTCACAGTTGCGTCTACTAAAGTCGCCGAAGTAAAACCTGTTATTTTAGCAAATCCCCAATCAGTACCATTCTTTATTCTTATTAATCTTCCCACGTCATTCGCAACAAATACATTTGTAGAAGCAGTAATAGTAATATTTCCAGTAGTTCCAGAAGGCTGCATTGTTGTAGCTGATGTATTTGAAGGATCGTAAGGGCCATCAAAAAAATCTACATCTGATATTGTCCAAGATGTATGTCCAGTTCTAGATAATTTTCTAGGTGGGTGATCATCATGTACTAAGTATAATACGTCAGCTGATTGAACATATTCAATTTGATCTAGTTGAGCTGCTGTATAAGTTGTAGATATTTCATAAGGAGTAGTACCACCTGATACTATGACACCCTCATCTTTAAAAAATCTAATATAATTATGACCAAATTCTAATATATAAGCTTGTGTTTTAGAAAATACAAAAGGAATTAATCTAGCTCCTGAATTAGAACCTGTTTCATTTTTAATTGGTGTAATATATCTTGTACCTGATCTTTTTTGAAGACCACCATGCATTAATACTTGAAAATTATGAATTGTTGAAGCACCATTATAGTACTTCTCCATGTCAATACGACCATTTAGCCTTGGACTAAGCTCTCCTGAGGTAAAGTTTGTAAGAATTGGTGATGATTCAGCCATGTCATTTTACGTCGTATATTTATTCCATCTATAATCGCTTAAGCTTGATCCAGAAGTTCTAGACTCTAGCCAGAAATCTGATACAATTCCGTCAGGAGTTCCCTCAGTTGCATCTGCAGATCTTGCTTCAGCTAATTTTTGATAGTATAGGTTATTCATTGCGTCTAAAGTTCTTAAATCTTGTAATAAAGGCATAACTAAATTACAAGCTAATTTTAATGCTAATACTTCAATAAGTAAAGAATCATAAGTACTTACATCTGTATTTCTAAAAATATAAGTACATTTAAAAGTATCTTGATCACATAATAATTTATCTTTTTCTATTTTATATTCAACAGTATCATCTTCTGGCTGATGCATTCTTATAAAATCAGCAGGTAATTGAAATTCTTTTGTAAAATAATATGCTGGAGTAGTTGTTAACAAAGATAATGAAGCTCTTTTAATGCATGAGTTCCAAGGATGTAATCTAAATATAGAATCTCTTGTATCATCAAATAACTCGTTAGAAAAACGTGCAGCTTTAGTATCTTCTGTTAATGAAGTTATAAATTCTGCACCTAACAAGCCTAAAGCTCTATTTACAATATTTATCTTTGTATTCGCCATATTTTTCCTTATTAACTAAAGGGGCCGCAATAGCTAAGCCCCTTCAGCCTGAGTTTATTAGTCTACTACATACATGATGTAGCCTACTAGATCGTCGCCAGCAGCTAGAGCCTGGTCTTGAGAAGTAGCTCTTAGCACAACACCACCTTGACTTTCGAAAAGATGAGTTCCGCCTGTCGCAGTTGTACCAGCACCAAAAGTTTGGTAACCAGCAGTATCTACGTCTAAGCCATTTACAAGTCCATCAGGATCAGCAGCTACTGTATCGCCATCCGTGTTAGTATAAGCGTCCCATCCTAAGTCTAATGTAGCTGAACCAGTAGTCCAGTTAACATAAGCGCTTGAAGATGCTAGCAGAACACGTACTTTACCTGCTGGTAATGCACAAAGAGCAACAGATGATGTTGCGTCTCCAGCACCGTCTTGATCATGCGTAAAGTAAGCAATTCTTACTCTTCCGTGATAATCATGAACAGCATTTTGTACAACAGGATTAGCAGTAGCGTTTGTGTACTCAGTACTTTTTTGAGTTGTTACAGCCATTGTTTTCTCCTATTATTCTGCACACTTAATTTCTAACACTTTGCCCTCTTCCATTCGAGTTGCCCCGAAAGAAGCAGAACAATATACTTGGGTAGAGTTTCTTTTGTCTCTTCTTGGTCCAATATCAACATTGATATCAGCGCCAACAGCCATAAGAAGACCACTTTTAGCATAAGCAATTACTCTTCTGTGAGAAGAAGCGTCAGTCGCAACTCTTTCAGTTCTTACGAATTGAAAGCCCATGAACGTGTTAACTTCACCAGCAACAAGAGCTTTGATTGAGTTAAAATCAGAGCTAGTTACTTCAGTAGTTTGTAACAGATCAGTGACTTGCTTAGAAGTTACGATAATGTATCTTGGATCTGAAGGATCAGTCTCATTCGCGTCCAATAACTGTTTCGCTTTTCTAAGTTTTGCAATTGTAAGGCCCGAGTTAGTCGCACCTCCTGACTCTACGTAGTTCACAGCGATTTGGCTTGCTGCATCATGAGCAACAGACGTTCCACCAGTTTTACCTGATTTAGCTGTTCCAAATGCTGCTTCGATGATAATATCATCCATTTTTCTGCCAAGTGCCCAAGCGGCGTTTTGTGCGTATGGAGATGCTGGGTCGATTAAAAGTCTGATTCTGTCAGTTCTGTCAATCATATCCGCCCAATCAAAATCTCTTAATGATACTTGTCTTCTATCATGTGGAGTTGAGATTAGAGGAGTGTCAGAATGTCTAGAAGTAACTTCTACCGCATCAACAGATCCAATACGATCGTAGTATTCAAACTCGCTGCTTTGTGATTCAACCCTTACAAAAGGTCTAAGTTTTGAACCTTTTTGTTGTAAAAGGTGCTCAACATTAGCTCTGTACTGGTTTACAAAAGCAGTAGTTATTTGAGTTGACATACGATTTTGCCTCCGTTAGTCATTGTTTTTATAGTTAATCGAAAACGCTACCCAAGTATAACCTTAGACATTTTCTCCCCTTGTTTACGTCTGTGGGTACTGTCGACGGATGGACCTTTCGGCTCCCCATCACTATCTACTATATAACTAGTAGATAATTTCGTACATAATTATTTACGCCGGTGTAATCGGACTTTCATCAGGGTACGCTAGTTTAAACAATGAATTCATCTTATTCACTGCTTCTCCGTGAC